GTAGTGGTGTTTTTACTGATTCTGCATCAGAAACTACTTTACGAGGTAAGTTTGATGTTTCAGCATTAACAAATTATCAATTTTTAGTTCCAGATTTTGGAACATTTACTGGTAAGTTCCAATTAACAAGTTTGGAATATGCTGGTGAATTTAATGGTGAGGTTACCTATTCTTTCACATTTGAAAGTTCTGGTGCTATCACATTTGCTACTGTATAGGTGTTATAATGGCATGGGTACAATGGCAAATTGAACATAAAGGCAAATCGTCAAGTGGATGGGTTGATCAAGATCAATTATTATTTGATGTGCCTTATGAACTAGATATAAAAGTAGGAGATACTTTTATTGTTAATAATAATTCTATCAAGGCAATCTCAGTTGAGAATGTTGGTGGTAGAGATGAAAATCTTATAATTAAAGGAGAACTAGATGGTAAATCCACAAAGGGGGGAACTCCAAGTAAAACTGGGGAAGGAACTTCTAAAAGCAAGACTAACGATTGATGCACTCATTCGTATAGAGAATGCTAATGGATGTTCTGTTGTGCAGACGGCACAAAAATTAAGTGAAGGTAAATCCACTATCACAGAGATAGTGAATGTAATTCAACCTGCTTTAAAAGGTGCTGGTAATAATTATAACTCTAAGGATGTTTCTAAAATGGTATGGGAAGCTGGTCTTATAGAAGGTATGAAGGTTGCTGGTGAAATACTAACAGTTGCTCTAACAAGTGGACAAGAGAATGTGGGAAACGAACAAGCAGAGGAAAAGACAGAGACATAGATTGGAGAAGATTGATGGAGATAGGTTTAGGTATTGTGGGTCTTTCTCCAAAGGATTTTTGGAATATGTCAATTATTGAATTTTACTCTGCTTTAGATGGATTCAAAGAGTTTAACACAGACCAATCTAAAGCACCATTAACTAGGGCACAATTACAAGATATGATGGAAAGGTATCCAGATTAATGGCACAAACGACAGTAGATACTCTTCTTATAAAAATTGAAGCTGATATGAAATCTCTCAAAAGAGAGATGGATAAAGTCAAAAAAACTACACAACAAACATCAAAAGGTGTAGGTAAGGGTTTTGATGGCATTAATAAAAAACTCAAAGAAACATCAAAGACAGCAAGAAATGTAGGATTAGCTATTGGGACAGCTTTTGCAGGTGTCGCAATAAAAAAGATTATAAATACTGGGCAAAGTATTGAAAGTCTTCAAATAAGATTGAAGGCATTGTTTGGATCAGCAGAAGAAGGGGCAAAAGCATTTGACCAGATGGCAAAGTTTGCAGCTACAGTTCCTTTTAGTTTACAACAAATACAAACTGGCTCTGGTGCTTTAGCAGCTGTATCTACTGATGCAGAACATTTAGGTGAAATTCTTAGGATTACAGGTAATGTCGCGGCTATAACAGGGTTAGATTTTGCCACTACCTCTATGCAAATACAAAGATCATTTAGTGCTGGTATAGGTGCAGCTGACTTATTCAGAGAACGAGCAGTTAGAAGTTTATTAGGATTTCAAGCTGGTGCAGATGTAAGTGTTGAAGAAACTATCGCAAAGTTTAAAGAAAAATTTGGTAAAGGTGGTGAGTTTGGTGAAACAACAAATGAATTAGCAAATACTTTATCAGGTACTTTATCAATGATTGGTGATAAAGTTTTTAATTTTCAAAGGTTAATCGCTGATGAAGGTTTTTTTAATGAAGTGAAAGGACAATTTAAAGATTTAGATAAGTTTTTAGAAGAAAATGGAGAAACAATTGATGAATTAGCTAAAGACGTATCTAAGGGCTTAATTGTTGTTCTCACAAGTTTAGTTAAAGTATTAAAAGTTGTGGCAGATAATTCTGAAAATTTAAGAATAGGCATTACCTCATTAGCAACAGCATTTATAGGTCTTAAAATTATAGGTGGTATAACTGCCTTAATTAAAATGTACACAGCAGGCACAACAGCTGCAGCTTTAGCAACATTAAAGTTTAATACGGCTTTAAAGTCTAATTTATTTTTTGCGGCAGGAGCTGGTTTAATATTTTTGGCAGACAAATATAATCTATTAGACAAAGCCATGGGTAAGGTTGATGAAAGATTAAAAGATCCTAAATTAATTAATCCATTTATTGTAGGAGGTGCTGACCCTAGATTTGGTGGAGTTAGTAAAGAAGTTGCAACTCCTAAAGCACCAAAAGTAGTAAAAGACCCTCAAAAATTTACAGAGGCACTTGCTGAGATGGAAACAGAGATTCAACTGCTTGGTCTTAGAACGGAAAAAGAAAGAGAATTTCAAGAATTATTAAATGAAACAGGAGTAACCGAATCTAAACATATTGAACAATTAAAAGAAAAGTTTGAGGTAATTAAAGAATTAGAAGAAGCACAAGAAAAAAATAATGAAATCATGCAAGATGCTGAGAGTATTATTGAAGGCAATAAAACAGAGCAAGAAAAACTAAATGAACAAATCTTAATTTTTGAAGAAGCACTTAATAATGTAGCTGAACAAGACGTTCCAAAGGTAGAAGAAGCATTAAAAATATTGAAAGAAGAACTTAGAGAACTTGACCCATTAATGAAAGAAATAACACAAATATTTGATAGAGCATCAGCAAGTATTTCTCAAGCATTGGCTGATTCTATAACAGAAGGTAAAAATCTAATGGAAAGTTTGGGCAATATTACAAGGCAAGTTGTGAATCAAATGATTGCTGAGTTTTTACGATTACAAGTTATAAGACCTCTTATGAGTAGCATTTTTGGTGGAATGGGTGGAGGCGGAGGTTCTCGTGGAGGGGGAGGCGGTAGTAATATTTTTGGTAATATTTTTTCTGGTTTGATGACAGGTTTAGGTTTTATACTAGGTCCAGAAACAGGGGGTGCTTCAGTTCCAATAATGAATGTATTAGGAAGTTTTGGTAGTAGTGCGATACATGGCATAACTTCTGGTGGAGGTACTTCTGGTAATTTTGGTTCATTCAATACAGGAGGTGGTAACCAAGTTATGGGATTTGCAGGTGGTGGTACAATTGCACCAAATAGAGCAGTTATGGTAGGAGAAAGAGGGCCAGAGATATTTGTTCCAAATTCTGGGGGGAAATTGTACCAAATCATAATATGAAATCATTAGGTGGACAAGAGACTGTAATTAACCAAAATATAAATATAACAACAGGAGTTTCTCAAACTGTACGAGCAGAAGTGTTAAATATGCTACCAGCAATTAAGCAAGAGACATTACAAGCAGTTGCAGATAGTAGGCTTAGAGGTGGAACTTTTGGAGCTGCGTTTACAAGATAGGAGATAAATAACATGGCATTCCCAACATATCCTTTAGCATTTCCAACAACAGTAGGAGTTACACGAAGTAACTTTAGTTTAGCAAGAGTTGTTGGGATGTCTCAATCACCATTTACAGGTCAACAACAAGTATTTGAACATAGTTTTGCTCTATGGCAATCTACAATTACTTTACCCCCAATGAAACGAGCTGTAGCTTCTGAGTATCAAACTTTTTTTATGCAACTACATGGAATGAGAGGAACATTCACAATGGGAGACCCTGATGCTAAAACAAAACGAGGTAATGCCACACAATCATCATTAACTATTGCAAGTAATACTGCTGTTGGTGCTTACGATATTCCTGTTAGTGGGTTGACAAATTCCCAAACAAGTGCCTTAGTTAAAGGAGATTACATTCAATTTGGCACAGGTAGTAGTGCTAAACTTCATTTGATTGTAGAGAATGTGGATGCAAGTGCATCAGGAACAGCAACTATACAAATCGAGCCAGCATTAAAAGTGGCAATAACAACTTCCACATCTTGTAGTATTAATAATTGTGTGGGATTATGGAGATTAGATACAAATGAAATAGGATGGGATGCAGATAGGGCATCTACATATGGATTTAGTTTTAGTTGTACGGAGGCTATATAATGGAAAAAAAAGAATTACAAATAATACATGACCCTAAATTTGCTCTTATGTTAAGAATGGCAAGTGAAGAGGGTGCTAAACGTGCTCTCAAAGAAGTGGGTCTACAAGATGCTGATGCAGGTAAAGATATTCATGATCTTAGAACATTGATAGATGGATATAGAACTGTTAAGAAAACAGCCATAAGAACAATTGTGCAAGGATTGGTAATATTCATGTTAGGACTATTATCAATGGGTGCATTTATGAAATATTGGAGATAGTTATGCAATTAACCAAACATTTTTCTTTAAAAGAATTTACAAAAAGTCAAACTGCGGATAGAAAGGGATTAGATAACACTCCTCCCCAAGATATTATACCAAAGTTATCTTTTCTAGCCACTCAAATATTAGAACCCCTCCGTGAACGAATTCAAAAACCGATTATAATTACAAGTGGGTATCGTTCACCAGAATTATCTTTAGCAATAGGATCATCTCAATTATCTCAACATTGTAAAGGTGAGGCTGT